GGATTCGTCTTCATCTGATCCCTTGGCGATAGCTACGAATATTCCTGATGTAGGAGATCTGTTGAGCGAATACAACCGGGCAATGATCAACTCGACGCAGGGTAACCTGACGACGAAGTTCGATGACATCCGTTTTGCCCGCTGGGCAGGCCAAAGTGAAGACGGCAAAAAGCATAGTAACCTCCGAAACGATGGCGATCCTGCTTGGCCCTTTGAGGGGGCCAGCGACGTTCGCAATCGTCTGATTGACAGCACCTGTAACGAGCTTTCTGCGCTCTTGGTGACTGCATTTGAGCGTGCAACCATCCGTGCCAGCGAGACAGACATGCAGAATTTGTCTGTGTCTGGAGTTGCTACGACACTTTTGCACTGGGTTCGAGACAACAAGATGCCCCTGGAACTGCGGCGCGAAGCGGAGCTGGGCGCACAGTACGCCTTCCAGTACGGCTGGACAGCCTTCTTTGTGGGTTGGAGACAGAACATCAGCAAGCGCACGCAGCCGGTTACGCTCGAGCAGATCATGGCCATTGGCCAACAGTCCGGCAGCCCGGCACTGATGCAGTTGCCGCAGTTGATCATGGATCAATCGGAAGAAGCGGCCTTGATCTTGCAGGCGTCCATCCCCGGCTTGGAGCTGAATGACGCTAAACGAATGGTTCGCGAGTTGTCTGAGACAGGAATCACGACTCGAGACGAGGAGTACGTCAGCAAAAACCTGCCCGAGATCATCGCGTTGAAGCCTTGGGACGAAGTGTTGTTCCCGCCGGAGACCTCGGATTTGCAGCGTTCACGGGTCATTTTCCGTCGGACATGGATGTCTGAGGTGGAGATCCGTGAAAAAATCACGACTGAAGGATGGAACAAGGATTGGGTGGAGTTGGCCGTGCAGATGGCTGGAAAGAGCAGCACGATGTACAACATGAACCTGTTACCGAGCACGGAGTTGCTTGTGTACAACGGGATCAACTACCAGAACATGATCGAAGTGGTGTACTGCTACACCAAGAGTCTGGATGGTACGGCTCCCTGCATCTATTACACGGTCATTTGCCCGCAAGCTGCTGTTGATCATCGTAATCAGACAATTTCATACGCCATCCATGAGAGACTGGACTATGCGCACGGAGAGTATCCTTTTGTGGAGTTTCGTCGTGAGTGCATTCGTCGGGCTATCTTTGACACGCGTGGAGTGCCGGAGCTTGCGTCCACCGACCAAGACGAAGTCAAAGCGCAGCATGACTCCATCCGAGATCATACCGCCTTCTCAACTCTCCCTCCCATCAAGGTCGTCAAACGAATCGGAGCCATCAACAAGATCGGCCCCGGCGTTTCTCTGCCAGTAGTCAGTCCCAGCGACTACACCTTCATGGATCCGCCGGCTCGTCAGCCTACCGTGGCCTTCGAGCTGATCAAACGAGTGGAAACCAGTCACGCTGCCTACTTTGGTACTGTGAATCCGGGCGTTGACCCTCGCAGAACGCAGTTGCTCCAGCAGATGCTGGTGAATACCTGGCTGCTGACCTGGCGCACGATCTTCAGACAAATGTTTAGCCTGTGCTGTCAGTACATGAGCCCTCAGGAGATCCAGCGGATCACCGGTGGCTCCCTGCCGCAGAACTTGTCTGAAATCCACAACGAGTTCGATCTTACCGTCAAGTTCGACGTCAACGACCTCGACAAAGAGTTCATCAACAAGAAGATCGACTTCCTTTCTCAGGTGGCCCAGATGGACAGTGGTGGCGTACTGAACCGGAACAAACTGACCGAGATGATGATCCGGGCGATTGCTCCAGAGGTTGCCAATGACCTGATCCTCAACCCACAGGACGCTGGACGTCAGATGTTCAAGGATGTACAGAGTGACATCGCGCTCATGTTGTTGGGTAACGAAGCTCTGTATCAGGAGAACGATCCTTCTGCTCAGACAAAGCTCCAGTACGCTCAGCAGATTATTCAAGCCAACCCGAAAGCGCAGGCTGCCTTGCAACAGGATCAGAACTTCCAAGCGTTGTTTCAGAACTACGTCAAGAATCTACAGATGAGTGTCATGCAGCAGCAGAACGCTCAGATTGGCCGGATTGGTGTGACCCCTGTAACCGAACAGCAATAGTGTAGCTATGGCCAAGAGCCCAACTGCAAAAAGTAAATCTTCCGGCAAGTCCGGTCGTTCTGAGGAAAACATTCAGAACGATATAAAAGACGTGCTTGGCAGGATGGAGTACAAGCAGCAGGGGGTTTATCCAAACTTTCTTCCAGAAGTCGAACGCGAAATCGCAAACCCAGACTTCTACAGATTTGGCTCAATTTCTCCATACGACGCTGCCGCGCAGTACTATGGAGATCAGGCTGGGCAGGAGTATGCTGCCGCAATGGAATACGCGCAGAGACTGGCGCAGATTGAAAATGCAAAAGCAAATGTAGATCCATCTTACTACACCAAATTTGCAGAGCAGACTCCGCTGAAAATAGGCAACTACGTCCCTGGGTACAGGCCATCCACTAATACAATTCAAATGCCTAACTTGGAGTTATTTAGGCAGTACTTGATAGAGGCTGGGAAGGATCCAAAAACCGTAAAGGAAAACAATTTTTCTCCAGACGCTCTTTCCGAAGAGCAGGTTAATAGGAATTTGATGAAATACTGGAAGGACACCGTTGAGCATGAGGGCTCTCATGTGACAGACAAAATGGTGACCTACAATCTACCAAAGGCTCAGCAGGACGCTCTTGGGGAAAAGTACGGGCACCTTGCAAGCGAATCGCATATTCCGGTTGGTTTGTCCAAGATCCAGAGAGAACGGTACTCTTTAACCGGAAAAAGATTTGAGACACCAGAGCAGTTCAAGAGCTTCATCTTTGAGGTGGCCAAATCTTCTGACCCTGAGGAAAAAATAAACCAGTACTCGGAAGAGGCAAAGAGAGCCTTGCGCGTTCAGATACAAAACGCAAAAGAGATCCTTAATCAGGAAAGACAGCAGAACTACCTCGACAAGGTAAACGCATTTGAGCAGGAGCAAGAAAATGCCTTCAGGAAAAGGCAGAAGCAAGCCAACTTGGATTTTCTGGAAAAAAGCGCACAACTGATTCCAGCTCTTGTTCAGACAAAAACCAAAAATAAATCCTCAGCATGACAGACGATCAAAAGAACGCCTTCGGGTTTGCCGGGAAGAACGTCACCTGGACAGAGGTTATCAAGCTGATCGAGTCGATGCAGCAACAGCAGTGGATGGCTGCTGTCAGCCGGGAGATGAAGGGAGAAGACCGCATTCACGCGTGTGGTTCGGTGGATGGAATCAATCTTGTCTTATCCACGCTTGTCCAGTTCAGACAAGACGCCAGACAACTTAATGGCTTGACACCAAACGAAGATTTGGCATAACGCCAACAACGGGCTAACCAGCGTTACTGGTTTGAGACAACAAGGGCTTGCTGCCTTACAGCATGGAAAACACAAACACACAGCCTGATTCCGGGAGTCAGGAGGGAGCAAATACACCCGTTGCAGACAACCTCGGTAAGTTCTCTGAAGACAGCCTAGCTGACTTCATCAAGAACAACTTCCTTGACGAGGAAGGGGCGGCTCCAGCCAAAGAGGAGCAGACAGAGTCTGAGACAGAAGAACCAACTACCGAGGAATCCTCGGACGTTGAGACTGAAGTTCAGGACGAAGTCGATCATTCCAGCGACGAAGAAGACAATAGTCCGTTGAGTCGGGGCGTACAGAAGCGCATCAACAAGTTAGTTGCTGCGAAGAAAGCCGCTCAGGCAAAACTACAGGAGCAGGAAGAAAGGCTGGCTGTTATGCAGCGAGAGTTAGAGGCCGCAAAGTCTCTTACAGTCGTTGCGAGACAGCAGAACATATCGCCGCAAGCAGAAGCTCTGAATACAATCGCTGAGGTTCAAGCAGAGTACAAGAGAGCGGTCGATGTGTTGCTTTGGTGCGAGGAGAATGTGGAAGGGGGAGAAATCCCCGGTCCAGAAGGCCCCATTGAAATAACCGACAAACAGGTTAGGGACATGAAGAGGCTGGCTATTCGCACCAAGGAAGTGGATCTTCCGGCGAGGATGGCATACCTGCAACAGCAGGCATCTGTCGCGCCAAAAATTGCTCAGAGTTTTCCGTGGCTCAACAAGCCTGAGTCCGAGGAGTACCAAGCAGCATCTACTTTGCTGCGGGATTTTCCAGAGATTAGAAGGCGCCCAGACTACCTGCACTTGGCTGGCATTTTTGTTGAGGGGCTCAAAGCTTATTCGCAAAGACAAGCGGCTCCAAAGCAAACGCCAATCAAGCGTGCGCCAGCTCAACCGAGCGTAAAGGCTGCTCCGGCAAAACCGGATGACAGCTCTCGAGCGAGCAAAGCGTTCATGCAAGACACTTCCAGTCGAGATGGATTGAGCAACCTGTTGAAAGCAAAAGGGTTTGTGTAAGCCCAAAACCAACCAACCAACCAACTCATCTTATGCCTCTATTAACTGAACCCAACCTCTCTGGTCGCGGTAAACGCGAAGACCTCATGGACATGATTGCGCTCGTTGACGCGAAGGACACGCCCTTCACGTCGATGGCGCGCAAAGGCAGCAAGCCCGGAAACATGTATTTCCGCTGGCAGGCTGATTCGAACCCGGCTCCTCAAGTCGGTGGTACGCTTGACGGCACGGACGTCAGCTCTTACACCAACTGGGACGTGGGCTACCGTGCGGAATTGGCCAACTACGCTCAGGTGTTTCGTATGCCTGCTGTGCGTGTGTCCAAGCTCACGCAGGACATCGCCCAGGTTGCCGGCGTTCGCGACGAACTGGCGTACAACGTCAGCAAGTCGATCCTCCAAGCCAAGCGTTCCATCGAGGTTGCGCTTTGCTCGAACCAAACCGCGCAGCAAGACAACGGGACGGTTCCTTACCTCACCGCTGGGATTCAGACATGGATCTCTACGGCTGGGACTGGAACGGCTACGCCCGGAGACATCCCTTCGCAGTTCCGCACGCCTTCTGCCAGCATCCTCACCGGTGCCTCGAGTGGGTTGACGGACACGGCGGTGCAGGGCTTGCTCAAGTCGATCTACGATCAGACAGGGCAGTACAAGTCCTTCGACGCAATCGTTGGGACGGACCTCAAACGTGCGTTCACCGCGTTGCTTGGTACGACCCAGTTGACCACGACCAGCACGTCTGGTGTGACCGGAGCTGGTGCAACCAAGGTGCAGACCTTCCAGCGTGATGCTGCGGCTGAAACCTACATCCAGTCCGTGGATGTGTTCCAAGGGGACTTCGGAACGGTCAAGCTGCATCCTTCCGTGTTCATCGGCACGGTGTCTGGAAGCACCTGGACGTCCACCCCGTACAAAGGTCTGGTCCTGAACATGGACCTGATCGAGGTGCGTTACGGTGGTAACGTCGCTGCGGTGCAGTCGCTGCCTGACTTCGGTGGCGGTCCGGCCCGTGTGGTTGAAGCTGTTTGCGGCCTTGTGGTCGGCAATCCGCTTGGCCTTGGCAAGTTCGACTTCTCGAGCTAGTCTCCCTAGCGACACCTGCTCAGTGGTGTGACACTCTGGAGAGACAGAGAACTTTTACGCAAGCGCAGAGTTTGTAAAGCCCGTCAGAATTGACGAAGCTTGAATCTGGGGCGTATATCAAGATGCGACACCTGCCGTACAGTGGTTATCACAGTGCGCTTGGCCCGATTTGTCGGGCGTCTGAATGGTGTGACTGCTGGAGAGACAGCCCTCTTTTATTGCTATTATGACGCCAGAGCAAAAAAACACAGCTAGGTATTACGCTGACTCAGGGCAGAAAGATGAGCTGCGGAGGTACTTTCAACAAATCAAACAAGAGGAGTTTGAAAGGGCTAAACAAGAACGCTTTAAGAAAGCTTATCCTCCTGAGTTTACTCCTCCACCAAGGCCGACTGAACTGCAACCCGGTCAAGGCATTTACACCCCGCCGCCTGCGCCTCCTGCCCCGTCTGGATTTTTCTCAAACGTCAGACAGTCCGTGAATCGGGCTATAGCTCAAAATCCGATGTTTCCGGGTCAGCAAATCGACTCCAGCTACGGCTCAGGATATGTTCCTGCTCCAGCGACACCGCAAAACATGGACTTGCCATTTTTGCAGGCACAATACGATGAACTGCGAAGCTATCAAAAAAGTGCATTTGATTCTATGAATCTAAATGAGCGCCAAGCTTTACACCAAGAGATTAGTCAGGCTTCAAGGGATTTGAATAGGGCCAAAGGTATGGCAATGAAGGCCGAAAAAATGGCAAGCAGGAAGATGCCTCAAAAATCTTTGATGAGCTATGGCTACTTGGTTTAACAAAAAACCGCACGACCACAAATGCTTACAATTAGCCCTGATCTCATTCCGCAACTGGAAGCCGAGTTTCGGCGTGGCTGGCAGATGAACCGCATCAACGCGGAGATTCAATCCAAGCAGGCTGCCAAGTACACCAAGATGCGCCATCGTTCGATTGATGGGCTTGGCCAGAAGATTGGCAGCATTCCACTCGATGCGTACCATTTCTGGGGGCAAAAGCTGGGATACCAGTGCTGGGATGACAAGCAGTTCATGGACGAGTTCTTGCGAGACAATCCGCAGTGCAGAGTTAATTCTGGCGGAACCAAGGAGATAAGTGTAGGATGGGTTCCTCCCACCAACTCTCGCTTTCATAAAGTCTACGCATGAAGACAGTTCCGTTTAGCGACATCCTTGCAGAGGTGTGTCAGTTGATTGGCTTGGATCGCTCGACGCTAAACGACAAAAGTTTTGCTGCCATCCGAGATTTTGCCAGCCGGCGCATCGGAACAATCTGGGACCGGGAAGAATGGCCGGATGCCAACAGGTTCATGCGAACCTTTCCCGGCAATCCAATTCAGTCGATTGAGCTAACTTCATCGGAAGCTATTTTAACCGAAAGTGATGCAGAGATCTTCACGCAGTCGAACGAAGCTCTTTTTGTTCAAGGTATTGGATCAATTTTAAAGCTGAACCTAGACCTCAACTTTCCGCGCATCTATCTGGCCGATTTCACGGCTGACGCTTACCGGAAAGGAACGATTTCTCAGACACAGGTTAGATTCAGTAATCCGTTTTACTACACCAGTGATGGTGAGTTGGTTAGCATTGCTAATCAAACATATACGTTCACATACGACAGTGCCACGGATTCAATTGGGCAGTACATTGTTTCCATTTACATCAACCTTCCTGTTGGAGCTTCGGTAAGTTTACCCACATACGAAGGCCCAAATGGCAAGTTGACCACTACGGTTGTCTTTACTGGCAACCCACAGTTGCTTGTGCAGATGCCGACTGGATCCCTGCAAGGATTATCTGCGTGGGAGCGTGATCCTCGAACCACTACAAGGTCTGTTCAGGTGGATTTTTTGGTTGAGGATCTTGTCTCTGTTCCAAATACGACCACTGTTGGAGACGTCACCTATCTTCGTTTCTTGGAGGATGGCGAGAAGTTCATTCAGTATCGTCTGGATGCGCCCCGGCTGTACGGATCGAAGTACACTGTATCTACAACATACTCTCCAGGCTCACAGGTGTACTACGACATCTTGCAGGAGTCTTCGAGCTACAATCCAAACTCTGCAACCAAAGGGACTCGAGCAAACTTTTGGACGGCATTGGCCAGCTCTAATTCAGTTGCTCCGGCTGAGCCGCAGAATGCCTACTGGCAACAGGTAAGCATTCCTTACAGGTTCAAAGATTTCTTGGTTAATGGAGTTGCCGCTGACTTCCTAAAATCTGAAGGGAGAACGGATGAGGGTGTTGTGTTTGATCAACTGGCAGAGGTTGCCGTACAGCAGCAGATTGATGTCTTAATCAGACAACAGGGACAGATCCAGAAGCTTAACATGGTGTACACCTACTAAGATGAACAAGTTCATCATACGCAAAAACGGAACTGTGGCAGCGCCTGGAGTAAAACTGGTGGCTCGTGGAAAGGTTGAAGGAAACAAGGTGACCTTTAGGTTTCCAAAACAAGCTCACTCTGTTTCTCCAACTGGAGATCGTGTGTTGACGGAAGTTGGTGATTTTCTTAATACTGAACTGAGTGACCGCATCGTAATTGGCTAATATGGGCATACGCATTACAGACCTTCCTGTTGCTTCGACTGTTAATTTGGTCGATGTAATTCCACTGGTTCAATCTGGAACCACCAAGCAAGCGGTAGCCTCTCTGGTTAAGACAACGGATGCGTCTGAATTGTCTTCTGGAACACTGTCATCCGCAAGGCTTCCTGCAAGCGGCGTGTCTGCCGGGACTTTTGGAAGTGCATCGTTTGTTCCTGTTATTACGGTGGATTCTTCTGGAAGAATTACTTCTGTTAGCACTCAGGCCGTAGCAACTGGAGCGGGCGTGTCTTCTATTTCTGGAGGATCAACCGGACTTACTCCAAGCACGGCAACAACTGGAGCGATCACTATAGGTGGAACATTGTCTGTCAACAATGGTGGAACAGGAGCCAACTCTCTTACAGGATACGTTAAAGGCGCTGGAGCATCTGCTCTTACTGCATCGTCCACCATTCCTGCGTCTGATTTGTCTGGAACACTTCAGGC